CATAGGGTACGCATGGGGCAGGAGGGGGTCCCCCTATATTATATGCATAGGTTCACAATTTTTTGGGAAAAAAAGGGTAATTGAAAATACTTAATAGAATCAATGAGTTATACAGATAACAACCTTTAAGTATCCTATAAGTATTAGGAGGGTGCACAAGATACAAGTATCTATTATACACGTTCTGACAGATTTGTCAAGTCTTTTTTTAAGTTTTTTTAATTTTTTTTCATAATGTTGCATTTTTTACTTGACAAATCATTTAGGAGTGCTATAATAGGAGATACATAGTAGTGAATAGTCACATTCTACCGATGTTTATATTGTAAAAAAACAGAAGAGGCTTTCACTTTGTTACTCTACTAAATGAGATTGGAGAAGGATTATAAAAGATGCGATCCATTAGCCATCTTCCGCGGTTAAAAGAGCCAAGCTCTCCTTCTCCAACTTATTAGGTTTAATATGAGTGTATTAGTTAATAAGAAATTAACAGAAAAGCAAGAAAAGTTCCTTGATCAGCTATTTAATAATGGCGGTGATGTCATTGAAGCTATGCAACTTGCTGAATATCATCCTCAATCACGATCTAATTTGTTAAATTCTGTAAAAAATGAAATTATAGAACGTACAAAGATGACATTAGCAGGATCAGCTCCTAAGTCAGCCCAAAGAATACAAGAAGGACTTGATGCTGACGGAACATTACCTACCAGTCAAATGGAAGTACGTATGAAAGCAGCTGCTGACATCTTAGATCGTATTGGTATTACAAAAAGACAAGAAATTGACATTAGAGCAGAAGTAGTACATGGTGTTGTTTTACTTCCTCCTAAGAAAGAAGAAGAAATAGTAGCATATAATGGATAGATCCTTTGTTTGTGTTAAATGGATTGATGCAGAAAGCTCATCAGGATGGGTTGATACTTCAGAAGTAAAGGAAGCAGAGCTACCAGTAGTTCATTCAGTAGGTTGGATTATTCGAGATGATAATAATATAGTTGCAGTTGCACAAACAATAGGGGGAGATGATATTTGTGGAGTAATGTATATTCCTCGTAGCATGGTTAAAGAAACATTAGTATTATCGGACCCTAGAGATGATAGATCAGAAACCGAAACGACAATATAATTATAGTAGTAAGACTAAAGCAAAATTAAAAGCTAATAAAGCAATTCGAGATAAGAAGAAACAACTTGCTAAGTTAGAAAATAAAAGAAACCGATTAGATACTAAATCTAAAGGTGTTGTTGATCAGGGTATAGAAAAGGCAGAGAAAAATAGTGAAGTTGTTTTTTCTCCTAATAAAGGTCCACAGTATGAATTTTTAGCTGCTCCTGAAAAAGAAGTTCTTTATGGTGGTGCAGCAGGTGGCGGTAAATCTTATGCAATGTTAATGGATTTACTACGCTACGCAAGTAATGGTAATCATCGTGCTTTGTTATTGAGAAGAACTTTAGCAGAGCTGACAGAGTTAATAGATAAAAGTAAGCAAATATATCCAAGAGCTTTTCCTTCTGCTCGATTTAAAGAATCAACTAAGACTTGGATATTTCCTTCGGGAGCTACCGCTTTATTTAGTTATGTCGATCAAGATGATGATGTGTATCGTTATCAAGGCATGGCATTTACTTGGATTGGGATTGATGAACTAGGGCATTATCCCTCTCCTTTTGTTTGGAATTATTTACGTTCTCGTTTACGTACTACAGATACTTCTATAAATACGTATATGAGAGCAACAGCTAATCCGGGTGGGGCTGGAGGACATTGGATTAAAAAGATGTTCATTGACCCTGCACCACCAAATGAATCTTTTTGGGCTACCGATACAGATACAAATAAAATTTTAACATATAGTCGGGGGCATACAAAAGAAGGACAGCCATTATTTTTTCGTAAGTTTATTCCTGCACGGTTAACAGATAATCCTTATCTAGTGCAAGATGAAACTTATGAAACAATGTTAATGTCTCTTCCAGAAGTACAACGTAGAAGATTACTGGAAGGAGATTGGAATGTTAGTGAAGGTGCTGCTTTTAGTGAATTTAATCAGGAGCATCATGTTATAAATCCAGTTGAGCTTCCGTACAATTGGATTAGGATTCGTTCTTGTGATTATGGATTTAGTAGTCCGTCTTGTGTTTTATGGGGTGCAATTGATTGGGATGGTTGTATTTGGATTTATAGGGAACTATACCAAACTCGATTAACAGCAGATGAATTAGCAGAGTATATTATGGAGTTAGAAGCAGATGATCCTCCAATGTATATTTCAACTTTAGATAAATCATGTTGGAATAAATTAGGAATGGGAAAAAGTATAGCTCTTAGTATGATTGAAAAAGGTTTACGATGGATTCCTTCTAATTCAGAACGGATGCAAGGAAAACAAGAAGTTCATAAACGATTACAATTAACTAAAGATAATGAACCAAAATTAAGAATATTTAATACTTGTACAAATATTATTAGAACATTACCAACGCTTCCTCTTAGTAAAACTAATAGCGAGGATGTTAATACAAAAGCAGAAGATCATGCTTATGATGCATTAAGATATATGTTAATGACGCAACAAAGTAGCAGACCTTTTGTACCACAATTTTTTAAAGGTAAAGAACAAACAAATGACATTCAAGATTCTGTTTTTGGATATTAAGGGGTAGACTATGGATTTAAGTAAATTAACTAGTGATCAATTAAATAAGATGGTTAACGATACTAAAGGTACTAAAAAATCAAGAGCTTCTGCAAGAGCAGAAATTAATAGAAGAGTATCTGAAAAACAAAGAAAATTAGGAAGAGGAATACTTACTAAAGCTAAAGATATTATAGTTCCAAAAACTAAAGCTAAAGAACAGTCTAACATAGCAAGAGGAAAAAAAAGAAAACGTAAAGTTATATCTATGCAAGAAAGAGCAAGAAAAGCTAAAGCTGAAACATCTGCTCGCTTGCCCTCGCCTGAACTTGGACCTACAATATCTAAAAAGACAACAGCTAAAAAGAAACCTAAAGCAGTAAAAGCTGAATCTAAAAAGAAAATTCCTAAACCTCAAATGAAACCAAAATCTACTAAACGAATAACTATTGAAGATGATGTAGTATCAGCACCTTCTGTAAGAAAAGATACAGAAAAGAAAAGTGATGTTCCACAATTAAAAAAAGAAACAGCAAAAGTTAAAGTAGATATTGATTCATATTTAAAGGATAATCCTCTTCAATCAGTACCAAAATCTATACAACCAAAAGTAACAGCTATTAAAAAGACACCCTTAAAAAATTTAGGAAAAATGACTGCTAAGAAAGCAGAATCTTTTAGACAAGGTGTTGGAAAGGTTGACGATTGGCTTGAAGGACTTTTTGCTAAAGCAGGGAAAAAAAGTGGTACATTAAGAACTGGAGACGAACGAAAAGCAGATAGAGAGAAGACTAAAAAAATGGAACGTGCTTCCGATTTTCGCCCTATGAAAAAAGGTGGTAAAGTTAAAAAGAAAAAATACATGGGAGGCGGATCTATTAAAAGAACATCTGCTACATCAATGAATAGCAAAGGCTATGCTATGAACAGAGGTAGAACAACTTCAATTAGAAAACCCACTAGAACTCGATAAGGAGAAAATTATGCCAGCTAAATATCGTTATCCCGGAAGAGCAGATATGGAATCTGTTGCACCAGCAGGACGTATGAGTGATGTTAAAGAAGCGGATCTTTTTCGTTACTCACTAGAATCAGATATAATCGGCCCTATTAGTACTGATATGTCTCAAAGTATTTCTGTACCAACAGCAAAGAAACAAAGTATTGATCCAGCTATGGAAAGAATGGCTAATGATCATTCTTTATATGATACTTCTGGTAAATAACTTTTATGGAAACAGGTGACACTGATCCAGAAGCAATTGAATTAGATTCAGAAGAAACACCGGGATTAGTAGGCTATATAAAACAAAAGTTTGTTGATGCTGAAAATGGTAGACGAGCAGAAGAAAAACGATGGTTAAAAGCATATAAAAATTATCGTGGTGTTTCTGATTCTTCTACCTCTTTCCGTTCTTCTGAACGATCTAAAGTCTTTATTAAAATTACTAAAGTAAAAGTTCTTGCAGCTTTTGGTCAGATTATTGATATACTATTTGCAAATAATAAATTTCCAATTAGTGTAACTAGTACACCTATACCTGAAGGAGTTGCAGAATTTGCTCATCTGCCTACTCCAGAAGAACAACAACTTCCTAATGAAATTAAAGATATTCCCTTATCTGAGCTAGGATTTACTGGAAATAACTTACAAGAATTTCTTGCAGGGCTACAAGAAAAATATAATGGTGCTAGTTTAGTAGAAGGACCAGATGTATTTGGTTCTGCTCAAATAGAACCAGCAAAAGAAACTGCAAGAAAACTTGAAAAAACAATACATGATCAATTAACAGATACTAATGCAGCGACAATCTTTCGTCATTCTATTTTTGAATGTTGTCTTTTAGGAACTGGAATTATCAAAGGTCCATTTAATTTTAGTAAGATTATTCATAATTGGAAAATGACAGAAGAAGGTAAAATCTATGAGCCTTTTGATAAAGTAGTTCCTCGTATTGAAGCAGTATCTTGTTGGGATTTTTATCCTGATCCTTCTTCAGTATCTATAGAAGATTCAGAGTATGTAATACAAAGACATAGGTTTAATAAGGATCAGTTACGTTC